AATGCCTAATTCCAAGAATGGCCGCGCCATATCGCCCACTACGGCGACAACTTTACCGAATCCTAGCAATCCTCCGAGAGTCGCTTGCGCGTCCCCGTCCATAGCCGATAATTCTTTGGCTAGGTCGCCAATGACGCCTAAAAATGGCTTGAATTCTTTAATGATGTTAGTGACGATATTCGTTATTTTTTCAAAGGTATTAATAACCGTCTGCAACGCTTTTGTTAAACCGTCAACCGTCGTTAAATCAATCTCACCAAAGAATGACTTGAACAAGTCACCTACGCCCGCGCCAAGTCCTTCTAACGATTCGACTAATCCGCTAAAGTCCAACCCCTTAAACGCTTCGGGTAGATTCTTGGCAATCGCTTCAAAGATTGTTGACAGTTGACTGGATTGCCCTTTTACCAAATCAATCAGCTGGTCGAATCCGCCTGCTTTAGTGACATCGCGGAATGCCACGCCAATCGCGCCAAAGCTATCAATCAGCCCGTCTACCCCGTCGCCGACCGTTATTTTTTGGCCTAAATTCTCTAAGAATTGCCGCCAGGCTTCATTGGATATTGCGATGGATGCGGAGATCAGTTTCGATTTACCTTCCACTTCTTTTGCCATTGAACCGACAGCATCGCCCGTTTCTGGCATTAACCGGTTAAGATATTCCTGTATTTTTGCCCAATCGCCTAAAACGACAGAAAACACATCCGCTTGATTTTTACCAAAAACCGTCGTTAAAAAAGCGGTTCTTTGTGATGCTTCAAGCGTGACATATTTATTTCCTAAATCTTTTAGAATATCCCCAGCGGATCGGCTTTTCCCGTTAGAATCTTCTAATGCAATACCAAAATTTAATAACGACTCTCTTGCATCATCAGTGGGGGCTGCGAGTGATTGCAATCCACTTCCTAAACCAGTACCCGCAATCTCACCACGCTGAAAAACATCAACGACTCGCGTAACGATTGCACCAGTTTCTTCAATAGAAAGTCCCGCGTCTTTTGCTAATGGAGCAACTCTTGAAAACCCATTTGCAATGGGGTCAATCAATCTTGAACTCCCAATATCTCCCAATTTATTTAACACATCAGTCATTCGAGTGGCTTCATTTGCAGCATCACCCGCAGGGACTCTAAAACCGGCCAATGAAGCATTAAGGTAGTCGGTAGCTTTAATGGCGTCTAATTCGCCAGCAATCATAAACTGAGTGCTAGTTTCAACCAATTCCGCTGCTGTTTTATAGTCGTATCCAGCCGCTAAAAATCCTGCCGTCGCGGACGCGACATCGTTAGCGTTAACGCCATACTGCAACGCCAGCTTTTCTATATCACCCCGCGCCTGTTCAATAGAAACGCCAGAATCACCTAACTGCTTTTGCACCAAGTAAAGCGAATCTTGAAACTTGACGGTTTCCTTAACTGCCATAACCCCAACAGCCGCCCCAAACGCCAATGCAGCTACTTCAGCTTTTATCAGACCGTCTGCCATTGTCGCAAACGGGGCCGCTACGCCGGTTGCCGCGTTATTCAGCTTACTCAAATCGCCAGAAATAGCGCCAATCGCGCCACTGGCGTTGTTAATACCATTAAAGATTAAATCAACGACCGTGGAGATGGATGCCATTAGTTCTTACTCGCCTTTTCTTTATCTTCATAGTACTGGCCCCAAAGCCCGCACTCTACTGACGTTAATTGCCGCTGTGGAAATAAATCAGGCCGCACCTCAAAGAGAAAGCGGCCTTTCATATCGCACAGTACCAGAGCGCAATTTACGCTAGGGTCACTGTAGAGTGCCGCTATTTTCCCACGTCAGGCCCCATGCCGGTGAGTTCAAGAATGGCATTGGTCAACTGATAGGCCACCACCGGGAACGCGGCAAACAGTTTGACCGCTAATGGCCGGTCAATCGTCGGGCTAACGCTGCCGTAAACCAAATGGTCAAAGCGTTTCACCAAATCGTCAGGCGTATCCGCGCCATAACCAATGAGGGTTTGCATCGCTTCAACCCGGTCATCTTTCAGTGCCGCGCTATTCGCCAAAGCTTGCACGGTTGCCGCAATCGCCGCCATGCGGGTTTGCCCTTCATTGCTACGGGCGATTTCCTCACCCGTCAATCCGCGAACTGTCCACTCTGCCGGTTCGCCCTCACCAAACCACGGGGCTAAATCCGGCACGGGGATAACTTTTGTCCGAGGCGCTAAGGCAGCGCCTCGGAATTTCTCTAGGTCAAAGCTCACGCGCTAAAATCCACACTGGCTTGACTGGCGGAAATAGTGAAGGACGCCGATGGATTCGCGCCCACGCCAAACGTGCGCCCAACGCCCAGGATACCCTGAGTAATCTGGTACGGGGCTTTATTCTTGTCCGGCATAAACTTAAACAGCAGGTTTAAGCCTTTCTTGGTCAACAACGCATCGGTAATGCCGTCATTCAATGAAGCTGTGAATGACGCCTGTCCGAGTGAGCTAGAGAAACTTCCCACGGTCGAATCATAATACTGTTCTGAATTGACGCTATTTGAGGTTTCAGCAGGAACCCAATCCCGCGCCCGGCTAATTTCAGCGAAGACGGGAGTCGCCACTCGCGCATAGACCTTTTTCGCCACTACTCCGGTATGAATCAGCGGCAACGCAGCGGCAAAAGTAATCTTGCCTTCAATCGGGTTTTCACTCCACACCGGATAATCGTAGCGTTCAGTATGAACGCCGACCACTTGATAGATTTCATCGCTGGTAATCGCCGCAGCGGTAATGGAAGTAGTCCGCACTTGTCCGATTTCAATGCTATCCACTGGAATTAGCGGGGGCCCGCCTGCAACGCCGCGAGTCTCACTAAATGCAGTGGACGCAGTACCCGCAACCGAGGCAATCGCGCCACTGGTATTGACGGTAATACTGGTAATCGCATGGGTATTGGTAGACGTACCACGAGTCACTGCTACGCTCGTATCCGCCGCAACGCTCAGCAGCCCGGTAGTGGCACTAGCCCCGGTTGCGCCCGCCATATACGCGGTCAGCGCGGCAGTCTGTACGTTATCATCGCCCGTGCCGACGGTAATTTCACCGCCGGTCGCCAGTCCATAAGGAACGACCGTATATTCATAGCCCGCCGCTTGACTCCACGGCTTTGATGCGAGAGTAAAAACGGTATGCGCCCCGGCGTCACTCATGGCTGCAAAAGATTGTTGCGCTTGGCCGGATTCGTAGAATACCGCCGCGCTGGTTAAAGTTGCCATACTCTACTCCGTCAAATCGTAATTGGATGAAAACTGCAACGGGTAATAACCGAACCCGCTGCTAAATTGGGGTAACGGCGGCGACTCAATTGCCAGCGCCGTATGTCCGGTAGACGGTTGCCAGCCGGTTAAAAGTGCCGCCGCTTCTGCCAGCATCGGCCCGGCTAATTGCCGTGCGCCTTGCCCGCTGAATTGATTGCTAAATCGTGTTACGGCAACGACAACGACCGACTCTTTAACGCTAACGGTTTGCCCATCATCGGCAATCGTAATGCCGTTAGGGATGACGTTAATTGCAGGGGCAATTTGCGCCTGTTCCTGAATACCGGCCAAATCAGCCACAGGTAATACCGGCCATTCCAGACTTGACAGCCGCGTTGCGATTAGCTCAGCCAGTTGATACGGTTGCGCCATTAGAAGCCTTCCAAAGTTTCGGCACTAAACAGCCGGTTAATCGCTACCCAATCTGGGGAACCGTTATCCAATGCCGCTTCCGGCAATTCCGCCAAATCCAGTTGCGCCCGGCCTGCCGCTACATCCCGCAAATAGGCCATGCCGTCCTTATAACGGGCAATAACAATTTCAGGCGGGTCAAACGTATAAGCGCGATAGCGCACAAAATCACAGGCAATGGCTTTTAATCGTTGCGGAATAGATGATAGCGGCAATGAGTAACGGACTCGCAGATAGCTGTTAATCTCAGCATCCACATCGCTAATCAATTGCGATACATAAGACGTATCGGCACTATCATCGCGATCTCTGTCGGTTAATTGCAGCACTTCGGTTTCACCAAATGCAACAACTAAATCCAAGTAATCGCAATAACTCATGATTAAGCCGCCAGTGTCATAACAACGACTTCAATGTTTTGCAGTTCAACTTTCCGCAATTGCGTCAAGTCCACATCAAAGGATTCGTCAATCTTGAATTGCACCGGATGAACGACTTGAAACAGCCCGCCCTTGCCAGTCGGTTTCAGGCTATTCACCCGCAACGCCGCTTGCGACTCATTCACCCGGATAGTGACACCAGGGTGAAGAGTCAGCGCGGATTTAACGACAATCCGCGTTAATGATTTCATGTCATGGTGACATGGCAAGCGTGTTGCCACAGGCCATAGCCGACATTGCGCGAGGCGCTAATGCCGTAGTGGTGCTTCTCTTCATTAAATTCCAGTTCGGAACCGTCGGCAATCGCCTTCATCTTAATCGGTTCCTCTTCCTGGCGAATAAAGGGCTTGACTTCGGAATCAGCGCGGAACACAACGAACTGATCCGTCCAACTCGACAATCTGGCATTCACGACCGGAGTAATCGTCAATCCTGACTGGCGAATCTGATCCATTGATGTAGACGCCGCGCCCGCCAATGGCGAGTAGATAGCGGACATCGTGGGTTTCCACAGCGACGGCGCAACCATGACCAAGAAGCTCTTCGCCATTTCATTCATCGGCTC